TATGTGGAGCCGCAGGAACTTTTATACTTCCGTTAATTAAATAATACCCATAACTTTGTTTATTTATTGTTTCAACGACAATAGAGCCAGAAGAAAATGAACCACTTAAATCTGTTGTTGTATAACTCTCCCAACTTATACCCTCTGATTCATCTGGCATACCAATCGGTTGATATGATTTAACTACATCACCGACTTCTACGTCTTGGATTTGTTTTGTTGAATTGTCATACATATTGATTAAACTCCCACTCGCTACTATTCTTAAAAATCTTGGTTGTGGATGATATACTTCACTTCCTGACATAATAAACCGACTTGAGTAAGTTACACTTTGGTCAACATCTTGTCCTGCATTTATAATCTCTGTTGGTGTTACCCAATAATATTTTTTACCCGTAAGTAAATGTCCTCTTCCACCACTATAACTACCACTTGATATTATAAACTTTTCAGTTATGTTTCCATTATCTACAGCGTTTTGATAAGTAGTGGTGCCTGATTGATATTTTCTAAATCCTATATTACCACTACCCAATGATGAGTGAGCTCCTGGATTCTTTATCACATAGTCTGGAAAATTAACATTAGGTGTATAATTATCTTTATCAAATAATGGTATTAAACTCGCACTCTCTGGTGATGATGATAGGATATTTCTAAAAGAACTTTTGTTAAATGAACCACTAACAATTTCTAATAAATTATCATCACTATACCAAGGTGTTCCTATGAATAAATGAAACTTATCTGCGTGGTCTGAGTTTCCTCTTTGAGAAAAATAAGTTATTGAAGTGTTATCATTATTCTCAAAATTTACTGAAATGTTGTGTCTAGCAAAACTCGCACTAATCAATGGTTCTTGAAAGGAAGAAGGGTTGTGTTTAACACTATCATTTTGACCATATACATACGCTGTTGTGCAACTTTGAGATGCTGCATAATTTGAAATTTTATCAAAAGTATCTTCTTGTCTTGATAACTCACCACTAACTCCACAAGCAGTGTTCATTTCACTAAAATAAATATTATTAGAACCCGTCTCTATGAAGTAATCAACACCCATAAGGATACTAACATTAGTGTTTGATGGCCAACCACCTGCACTTCCTGTAATATGAT